GGTCGGATCCTTCTTGGCTTCAGCCTCGGCGATGGCAATGGCTGGATCTTCCGGATCGATCGGCCGGCCGGCCAGGAATTCAGCCTGGGCCACACGCTGGAAGAAGGTGTCTGCATCCCAGGTGTCGATCTCCTCAAAGGAGTAATGGAACAGGCCAGCCACCAGGGCGCGCGCTGTGTCCAGATAGGTCTGCGAGGATCGCTTCGCGTTCAAAGCGTGAGCGATGTCGAGATACTCCCCACCGAATGGGTTCGTTTCCAGCATGGAACGGCCCACGAAGTCGACGATGCCGGCGGGCGCGTCCACAACGTCTGGGCCTTCAAGAAGAACAGCCCGATAGAGATCGATGTAAACCTCTACCGGGCTGCCGTATGTTATCTGCTGCTTGAACTGGCGGTACTCTGACCACGTCAGGCTCCGCCAGCGAACAGCAACGCCGCTCTTCCACGCTGCTATGTACTGAGTCTGCAACGGAGTGTCCTTACAGGTCGACGTAGAGCTGTTCGAGGATCGCAGGATCGTTGTAATCCGACAGGTCGGTGATGGCGATGTTCAGGGTGGATACGAGCCCTGCCCCGGAAGACATGAGGCCGGCTTCGGTGAGCTTGCCGCTGGTCTCAGTCGAGGCCCAGAGCGTACAGCGCAGCACGATGCTGGTCTGGGCGATCTGGCCCTGCTTCTCCGCCGGCGCCTTCAATGCGTCGGCCTGGATGGCCGCCAGCTCCAGAGCGGTGAATCCGCGGAGTAGGAAGAGGCGCTTGCCGTCCTTCATGGGAAGGAGGCGGAGGCGACCGCCGGGGACCATCTTGCGATAGGCCTCGATCTGGTCAGGGGTCGGAGCGCCCGGGAAGAGCGCCAGGAACTCGCCCGGGGTCTGCGGCTCTGGTGCTGCCGCTGCGGATTGCTGGTCGGTGTCAGTCGTTTCGTTCATGCTTACCTCAGGACTACAAGAGAGACCGGGCGATGAATCCGTAGCTGTCGATCAGCGGGGAGTCACTGTCGCCGTAGATCTGTTCGTTGCTGGTTAGGACGCAGTTGTAAATACGACGGGTTACGGTGCGCCCGCCGCCTTCAAGTTCGAGCACGATGTCGAACGGGACCTTCCGGTACACCCCGTTCTTCTTACTGACGGCCGTCGTGCTGTTGGCCAAGGTAGTGCGCTTGGAGACCGACGCCAGGGTCGGGTCCGCTGCCATCATCTGCTGCCTCTGGCTCTTGATCGAGGCGATCTGGGAAAGAGTGGCAGCACTGGGGTTACTGGTCGCCTGCAGTGCTTTCTGTTGGTCAAGCAGGCTCTGGAAAAGCTGCTGGGCCGGGGTAGTCGTCGAGTTCCCGGTAAAGGCCTTGTGCTCCTCGAGGACTGTATATAGATAGCCCTCTGAGATGAAGTTGATCATGAGCTGGCCTTGTACCAAAGACTTGCCATCGCCCACCGCGTCGAACATCTCCGAGGCGTAGCCATAAATGGGAACCTTGTTGGACTGGAGGACGAACTGGACACCAGCCAGCTCTTCGATGAAGAGGTTGCCGATGTACATCCGCGCCTGGGTGGCGGTGAAGTACCGGCCAAACCCGCTCTGGGGATCGAGATACTCGTACGGAGACGTCGGGGCCTGGCGGGAGATCGGGGCCGCCGCGGCCGCCTGGCTCGTATTGGTGGGCGGCAGCCGGCGCTCGATGGGCGCCGCCGCGGCCGCCGTCGCCGGGGCTATGGTTCCGGGGTTAGAAGAGGTTGGGGCTGCTGCACCGGTGGGAGAAACCGTCTGGTCCGATGCGCCCGATCCGTCATCCGTCGTCGGGACCGGGGTCAGCTGATAGACCGAAGTGCCATCCACCACCTCAAAGCCGGTGAGCGAAGAGTCGCCCCCAACCGTCAGGGTGGCGGAATACTGGCCGGCAGCGTACAGGCCGGTGGTGACGTAGACTCCCTGCGCATTCAGCGTTCCGCTCTCAGAGCCGAAGGTAACTGGTGCCCCGGGCGGGCTTCCTACGAGGGTGAGGTTCTGAGCCATTAGCAGGCCTGCCATTTGCTGGAGACGGACGGCTGCGTAGCGGTCGCCGCGGTCTTCGTAGTAGTGGGTGCGAACACGGTGGAGAAGTGCAGAGGAACCAGCGGGCTCATGTCCATGGCCAGATACGTGAGGCTCTGCTCGAGCATGATGTCGTTGACGCTGGTCTCGGAGCCGTCCGTCACGAACTCCACTCCGTACAGGGACTGCGTGCTGATATAGCCCTGCTCATTGCTGAACAGGAGGGTGAGTGTGAACGGCGGCAGCTGGTCGATCTTGGTGTAGAAGGTGTCCTTCGACAAGTCGCTCATCAAACCGGAGTTGAGGAACCGATAGAGCACCTCGGTGGTGAACCGGCTGAGGACGATGGTCCCAGCGATGGTGCGCGAGCCGCGCGCGATGCCCTTGGGGTTGATGTAACCGAAAGCGCGCACCTGGCTCTTCGCGCGGTGAGTCGACACGGTAATCGTCGAAGCTTCGATCAGCTGCTTGCCCAGGCGGGCCTTGATGTTGGAGCCGTTGGAGCCGGGTGTCTGCGGGATCTCAATCATGATCCGGCAGCTGGCGCCAGAGAAGGCGGACTCGCCGTCGGTGTACACCCCGATGCCTCCGCTGTTCGGGTCAAGAGCCGGAAGCACCCTGGCATCCAGCGTTGCAGCGTCAAAGGTGAGAATTTGGCCCTGGCCGAGATCAATCGCGGCATTCGGGGAAGCCCCAACAATCAGGCCGTTCGCGTCCCGAACATTGACCGGATTCTGCAGTGTGGCGAGAATCGCGGGACTGATGACAGTGGGCTGGATGTTCGTGATCGGGTACGTCGGCGCGGACGGCGCCGGCACGGGCGGCAGTGGCGCCGCCGGCATGCCGCCGGTGACCATGTCCGTGAAGTCCGGGCCTGGGATGAAGCCGCTGGTTGTGAAGGAGGAGAGGCTCATGGGAGGGAGAAAACACGAAAGGCAGCCTTTAGCTTGACTCGTGACAATACGAGTGCCAAAGCCAAGGCTGCCTTAGGTTGTGCCCGTTACCCCGGGACCAGGGCATGACCCGTATCTCAACGGGTGCGCTACTTAGAGCGATGCGCCGAGAGCCGCCGCGGAGAACGGAGACTGGATGGCCTGAAGGGGTTCGATGGAACGCGCCACGAAGGTGGCCTGGGTCTCGGTGACGGTATCGTCGATCGACACTCCAGTTCCTTCATTCAGGATCTCAACGCCGAAGATCTTCGCGCCGGCCATTGCGCCGTACTCGTTTGCGGCAGCCAGCGAAATGTCGAACGGAAGAATCTGATCGCTGTACCACGGAACGGCCAGTTCGGTCCAGGCTGGGCCGCTCACCTGGGCTCCCTGGTCGATGGTGGCACCGACGGAAGGACCGAGGTCGCGGGTCAGAGAGCTGTTGAAGACAGCGGCTGCGGTGCCGGTGGCGTCGGGATTCGAGTACTGCGGACGGATCTCGTCGACGTCGGCCACGAACTTGCCGCGCGCTTGGTAGAAGAGGGCGAGCAGGGCATGGCGATCGAAGTTGACCCATACCAGGCTGCCGGCGATGCCGCGCTTGTTGCGCGAGTACGCCCGCGGGTCCGGGGATCCCATGGTGTAGATGGGCGCCTTCTCACGCGTCACCGAGTAGGAGACACCCTGCAGCTCGGCAAAGCTGTACGGACCGATGTTGCAGCGGTAGTCAGCGCCGGCGAAGGAGTTATAGGACTGCGTGATTGGGCTTTCGAGAGCGCCGCCAACAAGGGGAAACGAGGACATGGATACTCCTGGCCGCAAGGCTTAGGCTTTGAGGGATTTGGTAAAGAGGGAGGGCGTCCGGCGGATGAACTCGCCGGACTCTGTCAGCAGTGTCAGTTACTGGCCAACCGCTATGTACGCGCTGAGCTGGATCAGCTCATCTGCCGGGTGGCAGGTCAGATAGAGAGTGGCATGACCGATCTTCTGCTGGGCGGGAGTGGACTGGATCACGACGGACGGCCGGGTGCAGTAGCCGCGGGTCTGAAGAGCGACCAGGTCCTGAGTGAGCTGCGTCTGCAGGGACACCAGCGTCAGACCATCGAGCGAGGACTGTCCGATGTAGCTGTTGCCGCGGTTGAGCAGGGTCTGGATAACCACACCCATACAGCGGACGCGAACCAGGTTGGTGTAGTCGCTGGCATTGGTGGCAGCGGTCAGATCGTGCAGCAGGGCCGGGTTCTGGTTCAAACCCTTGCTGCGCAGCACGCTGATCTTGGCCTCGGTCAAGGCGTCAAGCTGGGACGGAAGCGGTGTCCAAACCTGAGCGATCGTGACCTGCTTGTTGGTCAAGCCGGAAGCCGCGTCGAGTGCCGACAGGTAGCCGGCAACGAGACCTGCACCGTTGTTCACATAGTTCTGTGCATAGGCGGTGGAGAGGAAACCGAAGTCGGCGAAGACGTGGAGGTAGGCGCCGGCGTCGTTCGGGTTCTTGTTGAGGTCGTAGATCACCGGACCGTCGTAGGCATCGTTCGTGGTCACGAACAAGCCCGGCATGCGGAAGCCGTTGGCGTAGTCCGAGGTCAGCGGATTGAGCTTGCTCGAGGTGGTTCCGGTCAGGTACGGGCTGCCAAGCAGGCCGCCGCCGTACTGCACCGGCTCGTTGTTGGCGTTGTACACCGGCAGGAAGCCGATCCACCGGCGGGTGTCGGCCAGCGACGTCGAAGTCGGCAGCGATGTGCCGATGATGCCGACGCACTTGGGACCGATCTGGCTGATCTCAGCGCAGAAGCAGGCGATGGAGTGACCGAAGTTGACCTCGGAGAAGCCAGCGGCGACGCGAGCAGCTGCGCTCACTGCCGTCATGGCCGCAACCGTAGCACCGGCGGAATTGGTGGTTGCCGATGCCCACTGGTAGATGTTGTCGTTGTACAGGTCCTGGGTCACCAGGAGCCAATCCAGCGCATCCACATTCACTGCGGGATTGTTGTTGAAAGTCGTTGCGTCGCCGGCCACATAGAAGGCGACGTTCGCATTGTCGAGGCTTGCATCCGGAACGTAAACGATCTTGACCTGGATTCCCTGGAGCAGATCGAATGCCTGACGCATCGCCACGTAGATCTGACGCTGAGTCAGTGCGGTTCCATCGACCGGAGCAACCAGGACAGGCGCCGTGGTCGCGGTCGCGCCCGCGAGAACAGCTGCGGCGGCAACGGTGATTGCACCACTGAGTGTCGGTGTTGCACCGGTTCCCAGCGCGAGGCCCGCATTTCCGGCCACGGCTGCGGCGCCGGAAGCACCACTTGCCGCCGAGAGCGTGATGTTGCCTGTGTCCACGGCAGCATTGACCTGGTTCGAGAACTGAATGTTCCCGTCCAGCCAAACTGCAAGAACGCCGGCCGCGTACCAGATCTGGTAACGAGTCGCAGCGTCTGCGGTCACGGCAGAGAAGCTGATGCCGAATCCTGCGGTGATAGTACCGGCAGTCTCTTCGCCAACGCCGGCAAGCGACATCGGCGTGGTGCCGATACGGTAACCGATGACGTTGTCCGAATAGGTCGATGCTTCAGCGATGCCCCGGAACAGACTTCCGTTGGGTCCAAACTGCTGGGCCGCGACGCCAAGGTTCGTAACCTGGTACGGTGTGTTGACCACGCCATCGCCAGCGGTACCGAGCACGAGGACTGCATCGTCGCTCGGGGTGTAGGAAGCCGCAAGGCCGCCATCCTCAGTGTTGACGATGATGCCCGGAAGGTAGTTGAAAGTCTGCATTTAGAGAATCTCCCTCTCAGGGGTCCGGCCTATACGGCCGTCTGAAGGATGGTTTGTTGGTCGGAGCCAAGCTGAAGAGAGACGGTCAGCTTATCCAGCTGCCTCTCGAGGTAGGTGTCCATGAACTGGACCCGGCACTGGTAGGTCAGCGTGCCGAAGTAGATCTGCTGCTGTTCGTGGGTCTCGAAGCCATCAGCGCCGCGGCCAACAAACTGGAACTTGTCGATCCCGCGGGCCTCGAAGAACTGGTACGCATTGGCATACCGGAGAATGAAGCGGTGAAACCAGTTGACGAGCTTGCCCCGGGTGGGGTTGGACTTCGACCAGATCGTGAATTCGACTGTGACCAGCTCGAACCAGGTAGATGTCTTCTTGTCGTAGCCGGCGAGGGTCTTGGCCTTCTCGTCAAAGACGAACGGCTTGCGGCGGACAGTGCCGTCATTCCGGACTGCAGCCGGAACAGAACTGATGACGGAAAAGGTGATTCCGTCGAAGGGTTGGTCGACCGTCGATACCCGCTCCTCAGGAAACTGGTGCAGGTAGAAAGGCTGCGTGCCGGCCGGGGTCTCCTCCGACTGCTCATGGAGGGCTAGGGCTTGTCCGACGGCATCGAAGAAGGTGTCCGGGTCGGCTGCTGGGAGGGAAGATCGCAACCGTGGGATCTGGTGCTCCACCGGCTGGCGCGGAGTGGAGGCAGTCATGTCCAACGGAAAATCCCCCTATCGGACCTGTCTAGTATAGGAAGAATCAGCCGATGTACTGGATTGGGTCTAGGAAACAGACTCCTTGATAAGCCCGAGCTCAAAGTAGCTGACCTGGGCGTTGTCGCCGCGGATCGGAGTGACCGAAAGGATCTTCCATTTGGCTGCCCGGACCGGCTGTCCTGTGGTCGAGTTGTATACGGCCCGTCCTACGCCGTCGACCTTTACCTGGTAGAGCTTGTCCGAAGTCTTGTTCTTAGGAAGGGTGAACCGGTCGTAGTCCAACCAGGTTGTCCACTCGGTGAATCCGGTGTAGCGGTTCGGGTCGTTGTCGCCATACTGGCTCAGCGGATACTGGCCTGTGCCGAGGATGGCCGGCTTGTAGACCGGGGCCACGCCGGCAAAGAGCGCCATGGTGAGCATGCGCTCGGTGAATTCATAGCCTTCACCGCCGCAGTAGACGCAGTTGAGATCCTTGCTGCCGCCCTGATCAGGGCTCCAGCAGGCTGGGCAGAAGACATCGTGGAACTCACGCAGGATGATCGGCTGCCCCTGGGCAGGGATGTCGAGGGATCCGAAGATGATGTCGTGCATCTGCTGCCGGATGTTGGGGTAGGCAACAGCTGCGAATTCATCCCCGTACGCGCCGGGGGCGCCTCCGTAGAAGTCCATTACATAGCTCCAAAGGCCGAGAAGGCATTCATCGCGCACAGCGGAGAGCCTGACTGCCAGTTGCCGAACCGGAATCCGGACATCATGCCCGACCACATCGGGCTGGCGCAGAACCGAACGCTCTTGCCGCGGCCGCCGTTCGCGGAGAATGCGTTCTGGGTGGTGGTGTTTGCACCCATGCCGGTCACCATCCAGGTACGGCCGGGAGACTGCTCCTGCCAGTCGAGCACTCCTTTGGCTGCCATCATCGCCTTGGCATGGCCGCCTGGGGCGATCCGGCCACGGGACCGGAGGGTGATCTCATACTTGGCCAGATTATCCTTCAGATCTTTGAGACGCTCGGGGAGCCCTTCGCTCTCGTAGCCCTTCATCTTGCTGACACTGAAGTTGGCCAGGACGTGCGAGGCCGGCCCGCCGGCCATGGTGCTCACATTGAGCAGAAGGTTGCGTGCCACCTTATCCTGAACCCACTGGTTCTGGGCCCCGATGAAGCGCAAGGCATCGTCGTGTGAGCCGATCGGCTTGCGCATCAGCAGCATGTCGCATTCCTGGCTGGAGTTATAGATTGCGCAGGCGATGGTGATGTCCTGCAGCTTGCGCAGCAGGGGGCCTCCGGCCAGCTTGACCTGGTCGACGGAGGCATAGAACGGAGTGCACGCGCTCAGCACGTCGAAGGTGAGGTTGTCCTGCAGAACCGCATTCGTGGTCAGGCGAAGGCCAACTGGAATCGTGATGTGAAGGATCAAATTCAGCATTTAGACCTGCAGGTACGGCTTGAGGACGGTGACCGCGCCGGTGCTGTCGCGGATCACGATGTGGTAGGTGCCTGGAATGACATAGATGGGAGTAGTCAGCCAGTTGCCAGAGCTGTCGAGCTGGGTGGAATCGAGAGCGTAGAAGGTGCCGGTGTTGCCACTCGTCCAGTCGCTGGAGTTGTACACGTAGAGGGTGTACGAGGTAGGATTTGCTGCAGTGACCCGAAGCGCATTGGCAGTCGGCGTGTTCTGCGTCAGAAGGATGGCGTCGCTACCTATCTCATCGGAGATGGTCTCGATGTCGCAGTAGTGCAGGTCATTGACGTTGTCGTCGATGTTGATGACGTCGCGGCCGGCTGCGGACGGGGTGTACTGGAGCTGGTAGCTCCCGCCACCGACGTTCACCAGGGTCACTGGATCGGTGCAGGTTACTCCGTTCCGGGTGAAGGTGATGGTGAAACTGGCCAGGGTGCAGGTCGTGACCGGTACGCTGGTGACGCTAGCGATCCAGAACTGAATCAACCGGATTTGCCCTACTGGCCACATGGAAGCTCCTGAAACTGGCTAGTATAGGCAGCCTTTGGTGGGCGCCAATGCCTGTGGCACGATGGCGGCATGAAGACGATTTGCCTCGCGATGATAGTCAAGAACGAGAGCGCCGTGATTCGGCGCGCCCTGGAGTCGGTCAAGCCCTGGATCGATTCCTGGGTGATCTGCGACACAGGTTCAACTGACGGGACGGAAGAGATTGTCTTTGAGACGATGCAGGGGATTGCTGGCGGACTGCATCACGTCCCCTGGGTGGACTTCGGCACCAATCGCGCGCAGGCTGTGAAGCTGGCCAGCGAAAGGGCCGACTACGTCCTGATCATGGATGCCGACATGGTCCTCAACGTCAAAGACCCGGCGTTCAAAGAGAAGCTGTGCGCGGACGCCTACGATCTCCGCTACGAAGGGGCACTCGACTATGTACAGACCATGCTGGTGTCTTCACAACACGATTGGGTTTACACCGGGGTCACCCATGAGTACATCTGGTCGCCGAGCGCCACCATCGAGACCAAACTCTTTCCGGGGATCAGCCTGACCCATCTCTGTGATGGTGGCATGCGGGCGGACAAGTTCGAGCGGGACATCTGCCTACTTATCCAGGCCGTGCTCAAAGCTCCGGGCAACTCGAGGAACATCTTCTACCTGGCCCAGTCCTATAAAGATCTCGGCCTGGCGAGTGAAGCCTTCTACTGGTATGGGCGGCGCGCCGAGATGGGCGGCTTCGCTGAGGAGAGCTGGTACGCCATGTACCAGCAGGCCAAGATGTCTGTGCTTCTGAAGCAGGACTGGCAGGAATCGCTGACTCTATTCATGAAGGCATTTCAGTATCGTCCGACGCGCATCGAACCAATCTACGACGTCGTCTGCCACTACCGGGAACTCAACGACCCGAGGACCGCGTTCCTCTTTGCAGCTCACTGGGGGCATCATTTTCCTTACCCGCAGGACCGGCTCTTCATCGATGCGACGATCTACAAATACCTCATGCCTTATGAATTTGCCTTCGCCGCGGCCTCCATTGGCCAGATCGGCCTGGCGGACCAGGCCCTGGTGCAGCTCGAGCGGGACGCGCGCGACGTCCCGTGGATGCAGCCTTGGATCCAGATACTGAAAGACAAGATGCTCTGGAATGCGGCCTAGTTTATCCCGTACAGAGTGAACCTGGACCCGATCGCAAAGCTGGCGCCGGCAGCACCAAATAGCACCAGCTGCGTGATGGCGGCGGTGCTGTTCCAAAACCAGTTGAATACTTCCGGCGAGCAGTAAGCAGAGATTGTTGTGCCTCCCATGGCACTTCCGGTTACGATGGCATTCTTTGAGAAGACTGTCCCCGCATAGTTGGGAATCTCCACCTTCATACTTGTCGCCGCATTTGCGACTGTGGCGGTGTTAGGCAGATCACACATGATGGCGGCTGCCACGAGCGAGGAACCCTGATCGCCCTCGAACCCTGTGCCATTGTTGGACACTACATAGGCAGACCCGTAATGAGCAGCCGTGTCTCCGTTGGCTTGCATGGCAAAGTGGTCCGCAGACGACGACGTGCTACGGGCCTGGGCGTAGATCATCAGATGCTTGTAGGTGCCAGGGATGGAGGCAAAGGTCAGAGTGGCCGCTGCGGAAGCTAGGGTCTGATCTGAGATCAGCGTCATAGCCCCGCTACCCCCGGCAGCAACTGCTGTCCAGACCCCGCCTTTGTAGACTTCGATATTCCCGGTCGTGCTGTTGAAGTTCAGGGCTCCCTGCGTCGGAGTGTTGGTGGCAGACCCCGCCGTGCTCGGCAGTACCAATTGTCCAATAGCATTCACCGAAGACAACACAGTACCAGTCGATGACTTGAACTCCATCAGGTCAGCCGTCTGGGTGGCTGGTGCGACTTGCAGCGCAATCAGCGTGCCGGTGATGTTGCCCCCCGTAAAACCATTCCAGACAGCGGAGAATGTTCCGCCTGTCGTGAAGTTTTGGTCGGCAGTCCATACCACGGGATAATTACCACCTTGGGCGTGCCTCTGCGTATATCCAGCAACGGTTAGAGTGGGGCCGGAGTTGGTCAATACGGCCGAGAACAACATCCCGGTGAAGGTGGTCGTGACCGGGCCTATGGTAACTGCCCCTGCGGTTGCCCCACCCTCGAACGTCGCCGCAGCCAGCACCGGAGATACCGTTGCGATGCCGAAATACTCCAAGATGGTAACTTGGCAGGTGTTCCCCGAGGTGTTGCCGACCGTTACGCTATTTGCTCCGGCCTTGATGCCACCGGTGGTGACGAACACGTACCCGCCAAAGTTTGTGGAGTTGCTTGCGGCCAGTACATAGGTATTCCCCTGGCTGTCAGATACAGTGGGTGCCGGGGTTCCAGCCCAATCGGCGATGGCGACGATGATGCAGTTCCCGGCAGTATTGTTGCTCAGGAAGGCGATAGTGACGTTCCCGCTGTTCGCCTGTCCCCCATTGTTTTGCACAAAAGCTGGAGTTACCGCGCTCGCTGCCCCTGAAATCGCCATCCCAACTGTGGTTGGGAGGCCAGTGCTCAGCGCCACCGGTGCCACCAGGGCTCCGGCGCCAGGGGCTAGGATCTGTGCCACGGTGCCGTCATAAGTGAAGTCGACGAGCTGATTCGCCGTCATCTCACCGCCAACCAGGGCCGTCGTATTACCGTTCTTCGTGATGTTGATCGCTGAGCCGCCGTTGACCGCAATGGTCGCGGCGCCAGTGTTCGTGTACGCGACCTTGGCGCAGAAGGTCGAGCCGGCAACCAGAGTTGGTGCCGGGCTGAGAGTGATGACTAGAGCGTTGACCGCGCCGGTGTCGGCGGCGTAGACATAGCTCTCCTGCTGGATTGCGGAGGCCGTTATTCCGCCTGATCCGGTGGCGCCGGTGGGACCGGTCGCGCCCGTCGCACCTGTGCCGGTTGCGCCCGTTGCACCTGTGGCGCCAGTCGTTCCTGTGCCGGTCGGTCCGGTAGGCCCGGCGACGGTAGAGGCAGCTCCGGTCGGTCCGGTGGGTCCGGTTGGGCCAACGCTCCCTGAGCCTCCGGCACCTGTTGCCCCGGTTGATCCGGTGGCTCCGGTGGGACCCGCAACCGTACTGGCTGCTCCCGTTGCTCCCGTCGGGCCGGCAACTGTGCTGGCAGCGCCGGTAGCGCCCGTCGGGCCGGTTGGTCCTACGACCGTGCTCGCTGCTCCGGTTGCGCCTGTCGGTCCTGTGGGGCCGATTACGGTGCTGTCTGCCCCAGTCGGGCCGGTTGGGCCAACCACAGTGGAGGCCGCGCCGGTGCTTCCGGTTGGGCCCGTAGGACCAATGACGGTGCTGGCCGCGCCCGTGGCACCAGTGGCACCTGTTGGTCCAATCACGGTACTTGCAGCTCCAGTAGCGCCGGTGGGCCCGGTCGGGCCGATGACAGTGCTGGCGGCTCCAGTTGCTCCGGTTCCTCCGGTTGGCCCGATGCCTCCGGTGGGGCCAGTTGCCCCTGAACCGTAGGAATCCCAGGACACGCCGTTGTCACGGAACGCCTGGGACGTGTCCGTCGCATAGAAAAGCCGGCCAGGAATGCCGGCTGCTGGAAGGTTCGCGTAAATGTCGCGGAGAATTACTTGGTTGAGCGTGCTCAATTCGAGACTCCAAGGACCATAATGACGTCGCCGGCCGCAAAGATGAGAACGCCGATACCGTCAGTCAAAGGTTCGGCGTGCGTGGTTCCACTCCCGGTGCCAGCGCCTCCGGCTTCCACCTTTGCGTCAACCTGTTCCCGGGTGTAGTAGAGCGCGAGATCGGTGTTCTGACTCATGGGGCGGCTTCGTTCCTGAGTTGGGACACAACGATGCCTACCGAGGCCATCTGGTAGGCTGAAGCGCCATTAGAGTGCGCTGATCTTCTCGACCAGGTTCTCAATCTTGCGTCCCAGATTCCTCGAATAAACGATGGACACAACGCTGATCGCAGTTGCGATCAAAGATAGTGGGAGGGCGGCTTGCTGCCACTCGCTGAGCAAATGAATCATGGGTTGTAGTTACCTGCCTGTGTTTGACCTGACAACAGCTTCTAGGCTTGTGAATCGATGCTCTAATTCCTCGCGGCGCGGGAGTTTATCCAGCTTCTCGCTGATTGAGGAAAGAGCCGCTATCTGCGTCGTGTGCACAGCCAGCAAATTGCCGTCGGCTGTCTGCTGCGCGGAGATGGAATCTATGAGCTTGACCTTCTCCTCGTATCTGGTCTCCAATTTGAGGAAGCGGCTGGACAATCCGACAGCATGCTTGACGGCGTAGGCGGCGACCGCAACGGAAACAGCGGACAGCCATTGATAGAGGTCTTGCGGTGGGGCGACGACGCTCATGGATCTCATCCTTGTGACTCGGGAAAGTGAGCACGCCCCCCAACACTCGATGGGTTCCGAGCGGACTGGTGCTTATAAGGCTGGCTAGTATAGCTAGAAGCTGTTACGTGGTTGGCATCCGGACTGTAGCAGCGCTACTGTCTGTGAGTTGAAGCTTGAGAAACACGGCTCCTGAAGGCCGCAGAATCGTGAGCACCTGTGGGTTCTGCGTCTTATCGATCGTCCACGTCCCTGAGTTGAAGTCATGCAGGTCCTGGACGTTCGTGGCGACGGTGGTCAGCACTGCGTTGTCGGCTGGAGTGGCCGGCAGGTTGTCGGTCTTGGCTTTGATGGCCAACACAGTCGGCGAGGTATCGGGCAGCACGCTCGCCAGGTCGGTGAAGTGAGCCACGGTGCTGTCTTTCGCCACCGTCGCGTCCTTGGCCACTGTGGCGTCCAGGGCGACCACTCCTGTGATGCGGCTGTCCCCCAAAGTGAGGGCGGAGAGCAGGCGGCCGCTGATGGTCAATCCGTCCGACGCATAAGACACGATCGAAACATAGTTGCCAACCTGGGCGCCAGCGGTGTTCCAGGGGTAGACCCAGACTGCCTGAGTGCCGGCCAGCAAGGTCATGGCCTGAGAATTGACGACAACCACGCTGTCGACGAGACGCACGATGCTGACCACAGGATTGACCGTGGTCACGGGCGCCGTACCAGCCGCCGTGGTGATCGAGAGAACGAGATTCGTGGTGTCGCCTGGATAGATCATGAGGCCTACTTGGTCTCCGGAACTGCTGCAGCTGGTGCGGGAGGAGCCGGCAGCGGTGCTGGCGCCAGGACACCAGCGTCAACGGCTGTGGTGATGGTGGTCTTCAACGGGCTGCGGATGAACAGACCGATGACGGCAACGGCGGCACCGTAGAGGAAGGTGTGCTTCATCTGGAGGAAGCCCGCGTGCGTGAACAGGCTGGTCGGATTGCTGTTGGTGGACAGGGCATCGCCTACCGCACCTACCGCGCCGCCCAGGACAGCAACGACGACAGTCTTGATGTATGTGCCGGCCCGGCTGAAGTCAGCCCTGATGGACGGAAGGAGTTCGACGAGGGTTGTATTCACGGAACGTGCCTTTCTGGTTAGAGGCAGCTGCCGCTGGTCAGGCAGGCTGTGATCTTGATGAGGTCACCGGCTACTGGGACCGATTTGGCAAACCAGTTCTTCGGAGCATCAGCATCCTTCTCCAGGTGGGTGGTCATCTTGTGGATGTCGGTCAGGGAGCCGTTAGCCTGGACCAGGCCGACATTCACTTTGTCCATGCCGTCCGCGCTCGACTTCATGAACCGCGCGAGATCCGGAGTGATGGTCATGACAAAGTTGTTGGCATTCTGAACCGTCGTGGTGGAGGCATCCATGAGCGGCTTGGCCTGAGCGATGGCCGGCTGGGCAGCCTTGAGATCGTCTCTTGCCGCGTTCGCCGTGCCGGCGAAGGCTCGAGCTGTGCCGCCAAGATCCTTGGTCGTATCGGTAAGCGAGTCAACTAGCTTCGTGATGTGAGTCGTCACCGCGTTCATATTGGTGACCGCGCCTTGGATCAGGAGACCGTTCTGGTGAACCTGGATCTGAGATGTGACGGCGATGTCGCCGATCCGGGTGGTCATGTTGCCCACCTGGCAAAGCGTGCCTGGCTTGAGAGTGAGGCCGTGAGCGTCCTTCGCATCACAGGGCTGGTTGATGATGGTGACAGTTTTGTTGAGCCCCGCGACGACGGTCCCAATGCCACTGAGACCGCCATTCGAGGTGAGTTGGAGAAGAGCCCGGCACGTGAGCCCCACGGCTACGATCCCGGCTATCAGGAGGATAGCCCGGAGCGCGCCGAGGAAGCCGAGTTTGCTGAGGATCTTCTTCATGGTTTAGGCTGCCGATGCCGGCGCTGCTGCTGCCTTGATTGCGGTCGCTGCAGTCTGCACAGCGGTTGCAATGACGCCGACTTCGCTGACAGCCTTGGTGACAGCCGCAACGCTGGTAGCGCTGGTGACGTGGCCGGCAGTGAGCAAGCCGTTGAGGTTGGTCTGCACTGCTGCGAAAGCAGATGCCGCCGTCGGGGTCGGGCCGAAGTCCGCCACCAGGGCGCTGGCAACAGCCAGGTCCGTCTGCGCTTCGCTAACTACCGAGCCAACAACTGCAGCAGCAGCCGGATCCCCGGTTGCATCCAGAGCGACCTGAGCTGCAAGACCAACGTACTTCAGACCAGCGTCAATGACCTTCTCGATGGCAGGTGCTTTGCCCTCGATCTTGGTGATTTCCGTCTCGAGCCAGGCCACAGTAGAATGCTCTGCGGTCACGAACTTCTTTTCCAGAGTTACGAGGGACATGTGATTCTCCGTTTACTTCTGCTTCTTGGTTGAGGCCGTAAAGAACGCGGCAATGAAGGCGGCCGGAGCTACGATCGGCGTAACGATCACAGCTCCGAAGGTTGCAGGACCGGGCGCACAATCACTTGCGCGGGCAGCGGAGAACATCCCGCCTACGGCCGAACCTGCTGCTTTGAATGGGTTGATCACTAGATTCCTGGCTTTCCGGCTCGGGTGAGCCAGTCTGCGAGTTCATCGATGGAGGCGTGGTCTCGAATGGCCACTTGCCGGTAATGAACCTGAGAGAGGACGATGAGCTGTCCCATCAACTTGTCCTGGTCGGTCAGGTTGACGGCGGTGACCGATTCCGGCCCCATCTTTTCGTCAACAGTGATCACAGCGCCGAGGTTCTTCGCTGCGGTCTGCGCCATCTCGGCGGCGATTCCGACTCCGCAGTTGACGCCGACGTCGAGGAGCTTGTTGGCGATTGGCTGGGACGTAATTCCTGCAATGAACAGAGGCGCGCAGTATGAGGTCTTGTAGATCTGCTGTGCCTCGGCTAGAGCGCCGATGTTGCTGCAGGTGTAGAAGGTTGGGCTGAGCTCAGGGTGGAACTTCTGAGCAATGCCGAAGCGGGTCTTGCCACCACGATCGGTAGTGACCTTCCCGGACATCGTGAGGTCCTCATTGCGAAGGACATAGAGAATTGCCTTATTCACATCTGCCACGGCGGACTCGTTTTCTAGCTCACGGACCACCCTGAAATCAGGATTGTGATCGTGTCGCCCTCGATGGTTACGGTTGGGGTGAGGCCGCTTGGCACCTGAACGGATGGATCGTTCAGGATGGGCTCGAGGGAGAGGAGAATGGATTCCGGCGTGACTGAATCGGGGTCGATCGGACCTGGGAAGACGATGTTGATCTCTTGGGAGAGGTCATTTCCGACGGCCCACAACTTCTGGGTGATTCTGATCCTGGACGGATCCAGGGGAACGATGAGGACCGGCATCGGCGACTGCGGGGGCGGAACGAATACGTTCAGGTCCCCGGTGGTGAACGACCACTGGTAGTTGCCGTCCAGCGCGGTGCCGTCGACGCCCTGCGCGCCAGTGTTGCTGAGTTGGCCGGCGCCCACGATCAAGATGGTGTAGGTGACGTTCGGCCGGAGAGGAACTGCCGGCGTGAAGGTCAGGATGGTGTTGCCGGCCGTTCCGGTGGAGAAGGTGATAACTCCGTTGATGTACTCGCGGCCAGTAATGACCTTCGGTCTGGCGGCGATCATCTCGCCGGGAGTAATGATCCCGGTCTGCCCGGGCCCAGTGAGAGAGAAGGTGCTGCTGGTCAGCGTTGCGATGTTCATCGCCACGCTGAAACCAACCACTACCTGGGTGCCCAGCACCACATCGATCACACCCGATGCCGGTGACGAACTGATGATGCTTGGGGCGGACATTTACTCTCCGGGAGGCGGTTCGAGGGGGAGGTCTTCCATGAAGACGGCGGAGAGGCCAGACATTTGGGAGTTGGCGGTGGGTTTGGGTTTCTCGACGCGGAGGTGACCGGTAGTCCGGATCTCCTCCTGCATGCGTTCGTAGTCGGCATCGTCCTTCGGGGTGATCACGTAGGAGTTGCCCTTGGCATCCGTGCCCACGATGACCCGGGGGCCTACCTCTTCGCCCTCCTTGACCACACTCATCGTCTTGGCCTTGACGGCGTCGTCGATGGCGGTGATGGCCTTGCCGAGAGCTCCGCCAACCTTCTCCTGGCCGGTAATGTCCAGCAGGACGCCGGCGGCGAGGGCGTTGCGAATCTGTTGTTCACCACAGACCCGGGGAACAGTTTGGATGGGTGCGTTCCTGGTGACCACGAAGTTGTAGCACTGAAACCGCGGCATGACCTTGTTTTCGGTGTTGAGCATCAACACCCGGCCTTCGAGCGGGCCGACCCAGGCCGTGGCGCCGGGCAGAACAATCAAACTGGACATAGAGACCTCTCATGATCCAGTGTGAAGATCCAAACCTTCGAGCCAAAGACAGAAGGGGAGATGGAGGATTTACCCCCACCTCCCCTGCCGAGGCTTCCACTAGGGAAGTAGTGCTTAGGTTGCGTTGTTGACGTCCAGCGGAGTCGTCGCGTCGAAGATCTTGATCGCTGGATCCTGGAGGTCCTGGAACGGGCTGGTTGCGTCGGCCAGGTTGTAGACCGAGCGCGCCGGGAGCACGAACTCGTTCGGGCGAACCTTGACGTTCTTGGCCACTGCCACTGCCTGTGCCTCGTGCAGGATGCCGAAGCCGTAGGTCTCTTCGATCGCCATGTAGTTCAGGCCGTACCGCTGATCGGTCCAGTCCTTCACGTGGGCGTCTTCGCCAACGATCAGGGCGCCGAGGTTGCGCGACTCGAACATCAGGATGTCCGTTACGCGGTTGATCGGGTCGAAGTTGACGAACGGCGAGACCAGGATCTTGAACGGCAGACCGAGGTAGTTCGGAAGCTCCATCGCAGAATCCTGACGCTGCGGGAGGCCGGCGGCGCGGGAGGTCTGTCCGCCGTCGAGGGTACCGTTGTTGTACTTACCCTGCTGGCCCTGGCCCTGACCGAGGCCGTTGAAGTTGTAGAACTTGTTGCCCAGGGACGCCGGGTTGCCGTTCCAGTTGGCGAAGTACGAACCGCCGCCAGCCTGGATTGCGAACTCACGGAGCACTGGATCCTTGACCCACATCAACCAGGTCATCGGATGGACGAGCATGGTGTCCGGAATGAAGCCCTGAGCCATGACCTGGGCGTACATGTCGAACACGTCGTCGAGCGTCATGGAACCGTTGAGGATGCCCTTGTAGTTACGACCGGTGGTCGTACCCTTGACAGGCTGGATCTGGGAGGTGGTGAGACGAGCCGCTGGGTTGTTGTCATAGACAACGGTGCCGAGCTGCGAGATGAAGGAGAAGATGTACTCTTCCTTGTGGCGAGCCAGGGCGTTGCCGGCCAGGCGGAGCCAATAGTTGATCCAGGGGTAGCTGGATTCCTTCACGAAGCGCTCGTGAATCTTGAGGCCGAGGCCGTGACGCTTGACGGTCACGCCGAAGCTCTGCGCTCCGCCGATGTTGATGTTCACGAACGGCACGTCCGCGCCGTCGGCAACTTCCTCTGCACGCAGAGGCTCGATCGCCGGGAATACCGTCATCATGCCCTGCTCATACTCGATGCGCTGGAGCAGGTGGGTGCCGATCAGGAGGGGTTCGATGCCTTCCTGGACCATCTGCGTCATGACGCGGGGAATGAGGAAGGCAGCGTTCTGCACGTCCATCGCGTCCTTCATCGTGACGTTCTTACCGGCCTCGGGATCGAACCCGTTGGTGCGGAAGATGGTTTCCAGGCGGGTCTGATTTACAGCATCAGCGTCTGTCATAACGTAAGAAGGGGTGCGCATTGGTACGTGCCTCCTAAAGGCAATTCGGTCCTGGAGCAGGACTGGAGTTGTGGGATGGGTAGTGGGCGGGCAGAAAGTTACAGTCGGGAGACCTTGACTTCTACTTCGCTCTTGCAGCGATCGCAGCGGAAGTTGCCGGCGATTTGGCCAGAAGCATTGGCCTTTGCGAGGAGCTTGTTGCAGGTCTTACCTGCATCTGCAGATCGCGGAGAGTTGCAGCGTAGGCCGCCGTTCACAACGACGGCCTTGCCGCTGGTGATGATTGTCTGCACCATTCGAGATGGTCCTGGGGATTACAGGTTGACGCGGACGATGATGTGCGTGGAGTACTCGGGCCGAAGCGGCTTGGCCTGGTCGACCGCGTACACGAAGATTCCGTCGGTCGTGACATGCACGTGGTACGGAAGACCGCGGGTCGCCGAACCACCCATGCGGATTGCCATCGGGTTCGGATCCACCATCGGGCCGACCATCGGGCGGTCAAACTGGGTACGCACACGGTTCAGGAAGCCAACCGGGTTGAGGTTCTGGATGCCGATCACGCGCCCGATGATGTCGCCTGGGGAGTTGACTGCCGGGTTGTACGTGGTGTAGTTGCCGGCATCGGTGCCGCTCGACTGCGAGCTGGCCACAACCGGGGATCCGAAGGAGAAGCCAGCTGCGCTGTTCACGCCGGTGAAGTGGGTGAAGGAACGGCCGATGCCCTGGACGTAGCCCACGATTCCGTCGGTGGTCGCGAAACCCTGCAGCGCGGTGGTGCTCTCACCGATCCAGGGCAGCTTGAGAGCAAACTGGGTCTGGATGGCGGTGCCCATCTCGTGCATGTAGTTCATGACCACGAAGTTGATCGGTACGACACCGTCCAGCACGTAGTTGATGCCGGTTGCGGAGGTCGTCGACGCCGGATTGGTGTTCTGACCTACCAGAACGCCACCGATGTACTGGTACACGTTGCGGACTGCGGCGCCAATCGGGCGGGACCGCCCGGTGGTGAACAGATCGCAGGTCAGAGCGAAGGCAAGGTCAGCAGCCTGGACGGTGATGACCTGGCCGCTGGGAAGCGTAACCTGGTCGCCGGCCACGCCGTCCGAAGGAGCTGCGAGGACTGCATACTGGCCAGCTGCCGTTACACGCGCCGAGGTCTGCGCATTGAAAGCAAACTTGACGTCGGCCGGGGAGTACGCGATCACGCAGTACGTTCCGCCGAGAGCCTTGGTTGCCTGGGTTCCGCAGTACAAGCCGGCCGGTACGAGACCGCCGTTCTTGTCCTGGCCGACGAGCTGGTGCGCGCCGATCACAATCGAAGCCAACTTCGGGTGGCCCTGGTCCTGACGAAGCGTCGGGAGGTAAGGTGCAGGGTAAGCAACCGGCAGCCACGGGCGCAGCCATTCAGACGACTCAAGGTCGGGAGTGGTCTGACCGATACGGTCCTGTCCAAACAGCTGGCCGTAATACTGACCATTTACGTCAATCATTGTGTTTTCCTTTGCTTACTTGGTGTTCTTGTGCTTTGCAGCCTCGAAGGCAATCGTTCCGAGGAATCGCGTCCGTTCAAGGGGCGACATATAGCTGAGCTTGGTTTCGAAAAGTGCCTGGGCCTGGTCGGCCTCAGCCTGGGCTGCATCCGTCAGTTTCAGAACGGGAGCCTGCTCAGCAATCTGCGTGCTGTCATCGACTGCGCCGGCGGCGTCGGGCGCCTTGGCAGCAGAGGGTTGAGAATCTGTCCACTTCAGGCTGGACAGGATGTCCGAGACTGAATCACGAAGGCTCGTGATGTGGCGCTTGGAAAGGGTTGCGACCTTCTCTTGAATCTGGTCTGGCGTCAGGTCCTTGTAGCCGTCCTGGGCCTTGTACACATTGCTCATGACGATCTGCTGAGCCAGTGTTTCCTTGGCGGCAGAGAGCATCACAGTGCGTGAATCCTTGAGCGAGGTGACTTCGGCGGCGAGGGAGTCCTTCTCGGCCATCAGGCCGTTCAGGGCTTCGTCCTTCTCGTCGATCTCGGAGCGGGTCAGGACAACGTGGTCCTTATTGCCGGCCAGTGCCTCGAGAGCGTACTTGACGTCGTCATCGGCATCCCAGTCGGTGAGCATTGCACGGATCGCCCAGCGCAGACGCCACTTGACATCGGAGTTCGGCAGTGCATCGTACGAACCATTCAGGCTCTTGAGCGTCGCGACCATGGCGGTGCGGACTTCAGGAGCAACTTCCTTGGCCTGGGCATCCGTCATCACGACGGAGTCAATGAACTTGGTGTAGCGAGCGTCGGCGGCGAGGGTGTCGACTACGGCTGGCGCCGCGTCCTTCACCTCGACTGCGGTCTGAGCTGCAGCGGCCGGAGTGGGGAACTTGATCTCCACATTTGCCAGGATGGCGGCGCGCAGGGCGTCGGACATCTTAGCGGTGCCGACTACCTTGCGGACGGCGGCGGCGTGGATGGCATCAGGTACCGGGAAGGTACGGTTCGGGCCACAGAAGGTGTCTGCGGACAGAGCGTCGATGGTGGCGTCGGCTAGCTTGGAGGTGCCTAGCTCGATACCCAGCTCAGCAGCAATGCCAGAGCCGTCTTCGAAGTAAGTTCGATCCTCGTCGGATTCAGGGGTCCAGTTGGCGAAGAGGTTGAAGGAAGGTGCAGAATCCTTCTCCTTCTTGGCTTTCTTCTTCGCGCACTCGGCGCACTCGCAGGTCTCGTCGTTTTCCTTGTGCTCCTTGGCGGCCAGGAATGCCGGCTTTGGCTTCTTGGCGTCTTCCATCATCGTGGCCAGTTCAGCTGCGACCTGGTCGTCGGTGGCGGAGGGAGCTGCGTCTTGAACCTTGTCCCACTTCTTGGCGCGGATCTTGGCGTTGACGGTGGATACCAGACTGCGCTTCTGCGACTTGCCGTCCTCTGTGTCCGGCGTAAAGGAAGCCAAGGAATCCTTGATTTCCATCGCCTTGACGCGAGTCAGATCCTTCGACTTCAGCTCGATTCCCACTGCTGCCAGGTCGAGAGTCGTCTTGATGTCAGTAGTTGCGGTCATTGGTTCCTCGGCTGCGACCATGTCGGCTTCGAAGATCAGGCCGTCGGTGAGTTGCAGTCCGTCAGCTGTGAAGCTGTCCTGCTGGTTGATTGGGAGGCCGAGAAAGAACATCTTCTCGAGGCTGTCGGTCAGAATCTTCTTGTCGAGTACGGTCGCGAACGGGTCCGCGGCGAAATTGATGAAGCTCAGTTCCTGGTTATCCATCGCGCCTGCGATGAGGAACATGTGCTTGCCTTCGTCGACCTCGCCCAGCTTGTGTCCGCACTTACCGTCGGTAGCCCAGTTTGTGTGGCACAGCGAGCAAATTGCCTGGTCGGTCTTAAATCCAACGGAGACTGTCAGATATTCGTCTGCCAGTACCTTGCGGATCGCTTCCGGGTTCGTGATCCGGATGCCCAGCTCGGTGTGACCCAGGCCGGTGTACTCGTCGAGCTCAAGCAGGTTGTCTACTACCCAGTCGACGGACTTGAAGAGGTCGTGACGCTTACGGCCGTCGCGCTGGTAGAAGAGAAAGTCTTTGATGACCGGGAACTCCCCGGCGTACTTCCAGCTGTCGTCCACGTACGTGGCTTCAAGCACACGTCCCAGGACATCGCCCTTTTCGTCGTGCTGAATCAGCACAGGGCGCGCGGTGCGCAGCATGGTTCCATCCGTGGCCTTTATTGGAAGCCAGGTATGAATGGACTCTTGCATCCGGTCAGGCCGGTAGAAACGCCGGTTGCCGTTGACGATGCCTGAGTGAGAGGCTGCAACACGGACCAGGAGAGAGCTGCCGGTGTCGGACTTGGAGTCCTTGCACTCGAACAGATTTCTCTTGTTCTCCTGGACTTCCGTAGGACGGAAGGTCCAGAAGTCGCGCATCTGGATCCAGGCCATGCTTTCCTCTGAGTTGTTACGAACGGGCGGGGTTGATTACCGTTCCCACACCCGGGACCTGTACTGGAACGGGTCCGTCGAATCGGGAGGGAATCGGGGTGACGCGGTAGTTATGCTGAGGCGCCAGGTTCTGCGCGTCCGCTATTGGCGTCCTTCGGATTTGGAACGGTGACTGGAAAAAGCTCACATTCGTCGGCTTGGTGGACATCGGTGTCCTTGAGGCTCAGTCCAGAACGGACGAGCACAGAGATCAGTTCGGGGTCAAAGGTCGTCGCCACCAGAGCTTTCAAGTGGTCAACCCCTGTTCGATCCTGACTAGTATAGGAATTCACGACTCCATCAACGGATTCACCCATGATCCCGTCGGCAACCTTGTCGATCACCTTCGCCGACTGCTTCTTCCAACGTGTGATGGAGACGCCCCCTTTGCTATCGCGGAGCTCATCCACAAGGGTCGTCAAAGCATCAGTGAAATCGGAAGCGCGCCCTTCCAGAGCGCTCTTGGCCTTCATCGGACCCAATGCGGAACCGTGCTGGTTTGTAGGAGTGGTCTTGTTCTGCACGGACTTCGCCGCGGGGGAGCTCTTCTTGGCGGTGGCAGACTGCGGGCGTCCGCCAGCCTTGAGATGAGCAGTCTTCGCTTCGAGAACACTTACCTTGTGGGCGGAGGTCGCTTCGGAGTGCTTTGCCTTGGCCTGCAACAGACCCTTCTCGGTCGTTGCTTGCTTCTCGGCGTGCTCGGTCTGCAGCGGCAGAGCTTCCTTCATGTTCTCGTGCTCTGTCTCCATGATCTTGAGCTGGGCGGCAGCCTTGGCCTTCTCGGTCTCCTTGACCAGGCGTACGACGTGCAGATCGAAGTGCAGCTTCTTCCGCTGCGCCTCTTCGAATGCCTTCTTGCCAATGAGCTTGCGTGCTTCATCCTCGTCGACCAGGTTGTTGAGGAAGAGCTGAATGACGTGGTTCTCAAACTTGATCTTGTTGTCGAGGTCGATCTCATGGAACAGGATCCAGGTGCGCGCGACGGCCTTCTGGACGGAGACCGAGTAGGTCGCCTCCATGAAAAGCTCCTTGAAGATCAGCAGGCGGATGAGTCCACCGAAGGTCTCCATGTCCGCCTTGATGGCATCCTTGAGGTTCTGGGAGATGTTGTCGGCGGTGGCGCGGTTGGCGTTCTTGCCGTCGCCCATGTCGAGCGCGCTCATGCCCAGGCCGGTATAGATGCGGGACTTGTAGTGCTCCAGCATTGCCTTCGGGTCCAGGCCCTTGCCTTCGGCGCCGACTACTTTGGCCTCGACGCGCTCGTCAGTGACGAACACGCCTTCTTTCGGCATGTTCTCGATCTGCCACTTGATCAGCTCGATCTCGCTGACACCGTTCTCGTCGAATGAAGCCGGGGCTTCTTCGGTTCCGACCTTGATGTGGAACAGTGGGAACAGGTGATTGATGAAGAGCAACTCGACGTTCTCTTCCAGCCGGCGGAGAGCGAAGATGTCTTCCTTTACGCCGACCAGGCGCGGAGTTCCAAACCGGTGGCCCGGCTTGACCTCCCACTTCATGTGGATGACGTCGTCGAGGGCGATGTCCTGGAAGGGCGCACCGTTGTCGAAGTAGCGGCGCCACTTCACCGGCACACCGTTTTCCAGGTACGGGAAGATCAGGTGGGCGGGAACCAGCCGGTAGCCGGCCACGGGTTCCTTGCGGCCCTTCTTCTGCTTGACCGGAGTGGCCTTCGTGCTGCGGATCTTCTCCAGGAAGCAGTTCGAGCAGAGCAGCAGGTTGAACAGGATCTGACTGAAGAAGGACTGCGTCTCCCGCTCCATGACGTATTCCATGGTGTCGAGACGGCCCTGAATGTAGGTAACGTCCGGCTCCTGGTCGCCGATGACCTCGAAACCGTTGCGGAACATCAGGGAGAGCTTGCGGGTAATGGCCTGGCGTACATACGGCTCGGTGTCGTAGATGGTGAACGGCTCGAGCAAGTTGTACTCGGGCTGGATGATTCCATACATCCGCTTGTAGGTCTGGTTGGCGTCGTCCGTCCTCTTCGTGATGTTGCTCGGCGAAGCCCCGGAGGTGTTCTCAACCGAAACCGGTACCTTGATGCGGTCCTGCATGCAGACGGTATTGAGAACGAAGCGCTCGCCCGGCGCAACGACATCCGTCTCACGATGGAGTCCCACCACATTCGGCTTCAGCTCGACGCCATTGACCTTGCGCACGGCGACGCGCGCCTTCGGAAGGTTGAGTTTCCCATCCTTCCAGAGCTTCAGGTTGAGTAGGCGGCGATCTGCGATTTGTTCGAGTTGCGGCTTTGAGGGCATGGGGACCGATCGATTACAAAGACTGGCTGAGGCCGGCAAGCTGGGTGGAGACGCCGGCGTTGGCAAGAACCACGCTGGCGGCCGGAGTGGGGGTGGGGACGGCCGGAGGATTGACTGTCACCGCGCCGTTCTGGACGGTGTAAGTTGTGCCGTTGCCGGTGTTGGTGGTGGCCAGGATGGCGCCGACTGTGGCCAGTTGGGTGGCCGGGGCGGCCGCGGCCGCGGTGTTGCCGTTCTGGGTCAGGAATGAGTTGGCGAGCGATGCCAGTGTCCCTAGGTTGTTGATGACCGACAGTAGCTGCACCTGGCTGTTGGTGTCGTTCTGGGTCCGGCCCATCAACTTCGTGAAAGACAAAAGAGTGGTGGTGCTCTTTCCGCTAGCCTGCTGCAGGCTCCAGTCGAAAAGGGTGTTGAGATCGTTCATGCCGGCCGTGAGTCCGGATGGAGGAGATCCACCGGCCGAGGAGTTAGAGGCCAGCATCCCGGAGAGAACTCCGGAGGCGATCCTCGCGGTCTGAACGATCTGGCGGACCACACCAGACATCGGACTCGTGGCCTGGCCCTGGGCAGCGCTAAGACCGCTCCCCAAGCTGTTGCTCATCGAGCCCAGAGGGGTAATGGCCATCTGGGTGACCCGGTCGAGCGAGAACACCATAGAGGCGGCGCTGCTCAGCATCTGAACGAAGACGAACGAGGTGAGTCCGTTCGAAGTGTCCTGCAGGCTCTCCGCCGCGCTCGTGGTCTGGACCAGGGTGAAGAGGCTCTTGATCTGGGCCAGCTCAACGACGGAAAGAGTGGCGAAGGTCGCCACGATGCTGACAATGTCCTGGCTGACAGACGAGGTGCCTGCCATCATCCTGAAGGCAGAGGCATAGGTCGAAGTCATCGCATCGATGTGATCGGTCAGCGCCTGATTGACGTCGTCGCCGACATCCACAGTGGAGGCCTGAATCAGATTGGCCGCGGCAGAGCCGGTGGCGCCGCCGGCGGCGGGATACTTTGCCAGCGCCGCTTGCCACTGGGTGTAGGCTGCAGCCTGTGTTTTCAGGTTCCGCAGCATCAGCGGCGTCTGGGCGGCGAAACTCCCGTCACTGGACAGTTCTGATTCGACAGCCTTATTGATCGTGATTACGGCTTGCTGCTGAAACGGATTGGGCTGAATCGAAGCGTCCGGGCCGGTGGCTAGCAGCACCTGCTGCGCGCCGAACTCGACGTCGAGCAGGGCAGAGTACATCGGGATCGAGACCGCCGCGGGGACCGATCCGTAGATCGAACTCAAGGCCTGACCCAGTTCCGGGCTCGTGTCGGTGTTGACCGTGACGCCGAGACCTTTGGTCAGGCTCAGGATGACGCTCTGCAGGTACTGGGACATTCCTGCCAGGTCGCTCAGCTGGGAGATCAAGGCAGCTGCACGGGAAGTATTCGTCGCGGCGCCGGAAGTCGAAGGCGAAGTGGTAGAGCCGGCGGGGACGGTTGCGCCGCCGCCGGGTGCCACATACGCCGACGGTACTGTCTGCGGCGGAGTGCGCGAGAAGTTCCATGGAAGAAATGACATTTATAGGACCGATGCGACCTTCGTCGCGACGGATCCAGGGCTGCCAAGCTCCGAAGGAGACAGAGCAAAGACCTGGCCAAAGTTGGTGAGGGCCTTGAAAGCAAGGCCAACGCTGCCCAGGTTCGGGTCCTGGTACTCCAGGGCTTTGACCTGAGCATTGTTCAGGACGAACTGCTTGATGACATTCCAGGCGATCTTCAGCAGTCCGTTGGTCGAGGAGTACATGTTCATCTGAAGGTTGAAATCCTTCAGGCCGTGAAAGGTGGAGGATGACTGGTCCAGGGTGCCAGCGAAGCCGAGCTGCTGCAGGAATGGCCACTGCGTGAGCTTCGACATCACGGACACCCCGATTGGGCCTTCAAAGGCACTAAGGTAGCCGGCGGCGATGTTGGTCTGAACGCTCATGAGTTATTGGTTGAAGCGGATTCCCTGGCCGATTCCTTGGAATGGGGAAGCACCGAAGGTGTTCGGCATACCGCCGCGCGGGGTGAATCCAGAGGTGCGGGATGGAACGCGGCCGCCGCCGGAGCTTTGCACTCGGCTCGACGGACCAGGCGCCACCAGTTGGGCGCCGCAGCCATTGTGAAGCACTCGATTCTGAGGAGCGCCCTGAGCGGGTGTCCTTGAAGGGACACCGCTCCGGCGGGCAAGACCACTCTTGGTCTCTTCCGGCGCGGGGTTCGTAGACGGCAGGGAAGAGGACGGAAATGCGGAGCTGGATGGCCCCAAACCCCAGCCTGACACATGAACGATTTGAGCCAAACGTCTAACTGCAGCCTGGGTGCGAAACAGGCCGTACTCGATTTCAACGCCCAGCATTGCTAGCATCCAGGCGTCCAGGTCATGGTCTCCGGACTCGGCGTCGGTCTCGTAGCTGGCCGGCACGCCGTGGCTAGACCAGGTCTTCACCCGGTAGCCGCGGATCTGCTCTTCGAGGACCTTGTCGTCCTCAGAGGAGATCTCAACCATCTCCTGCTCGAATGCCATGACGGCGCCCTCCACCATGAACGGCTTGGTGCGGCGCTCGATCTCCTCATCCTGGTCCTTGTACTTGGTCTCGCCGATGGTCCGGTTCGGGACCAGCTTGTTGAACTCCAGGGAGCCACCAAAGTCGATGACCTTGATGTCCTTCATCTTGGCCGTCTGCAGGTCGGTTGTGCCGGCCATCTGGCCTTCTGCCTTGAGCAGTTCGTCCTGAGCGAAGCCGAAGCCGGCGTCGGTGTAGATGTAGTTGCACATCCACTTCTTGTTGAGCCGCTTGATCTCGGCGATCGACATCGCGGTGGTGGACTTCGGGTCGTCGATCACGGAGTGATCCACGGTGCGGCGCTTCCGGGTGACGGTGTCGTACTCGACAACGTAGATCCTGGTGCCGGTGCCGCCGCCGTTCCAGTCGACGCCCATGACGTAGCGCTTGCTTGGCTCCGGCAGGATTGCCTTATGCCGGTGGAACATCATTGCCTTGTCGACGAAGTACGCCTTGAAGACTCCAGAGGTCGGATCTCCGAACTCCGCCAGGAACTCGTGGATGAACCGGTCCATGGTCTTGGCTTCGAGGATGTAGGTCTCGCGCTTGTCCTCAGTCCAGTCCGGATGGTCGGTGATCGGGTGGAAGAACTCCCGGTATTCATCGAACTTCTGGCACATGTTGTAGTACATGCCGCGCAGGCCCGTCGGGGTCGACGAGCCGTGGAAGGTCAGTTCCTTGAAGCGGCGGAACAGCGGCATGATCGCGTCGTAGTCGGCTTCCGCAAGGAAGTCCTGCTCGTCGAGGCGGATGCGGCGGGGGTTCTGACCGCGGGTCGAACCGCCCTTCTTGCCTGAACCTGAACCAGCCGTGAAGATCTTGATGATCGATCCGTTGTTGAACCGGAGGAAATAGTAGGGGGACTGTTTCTGCTGGGCAAGGATGCCGGCCAGAGTTGGAGAGTTCTCGATCTGGCAGAGGATCTCCATGTACCAGAGCTCGGCCTGGGTCTGCTGTGGGCAGACGATCATGATCTCGAGCTTTTTGCGCGTCAGAGCCATGTGCAGCTCTTCGGACACGCCGGCCTGGGTCTTGCCCATGCCGCGGCCCCAACGGTCCACCTTGCGGGTGGCAGTGCACGCCAGGGTTTCCTTCTGGAACCAGCGGAGCGGGATCGGGACATAGTCGCCGTCGGCGTTCTTGACGACGATGTTCTTCTCGGCCCAGTAGACCGGGTCGTAGATGTCCCGGATCTGCTCGAGTGTCATCTCCTCATCCAGCTGGGCCATCTGAGCCTGCTTCTGGAGGAAGAAGGTCTCGTCATTGATGCCGCGGCACTTGATGTTGAAAGGCCGGCTCGGATACTTGACCTTGTACTCGGTGTGGCACTTGCGGCAGATGTCGTTCTGCATCTGGCGCACGATTCCCTTATCCGTTCCATCCGGATTGCGATCGCGCGCGATGACGTTCTTCAGAAATGACTGATCCGCAGCAGGCATGCCTGTAAGCAGCTGCTGCAGAGTCACAAAACCAGTTGACATAGGGGAGAGGCGCCTAAGAGCGCTCGGGTGTTACTTGCGACGGAGTGCGTGGTAGCCGAGGAACCCGGCAGCGGCAAGTGCAGTGCCAGCTACGGATCCGCCGACTCCGCCGACGATGTTGTAACCCGCATGGCGGCCCATGCGGTGGAAGAAGCCGAAACCGCTCTTCTTGTTGGTCTGATGGACCTTGTTCCAGGCGACGGCCTGGCCAGTCACGCTGCCAACAAATGAGCCAGCCCGTACTGTTTGATCCAGAGTTGCGAATGCCATCTGGCTCTCCTTAGTTGAGCCGCTGCAGGAGGACGGTGACGGTTCCAGTGCCGGTGATGTTCGAAACGGCAACCTTCACCGAGCGCCCACCCAGAGAGATGCCGGTCGGCCATTCTCCAACCACACACGAGCTCGCATTGAACAAGCTGACTCCATTGAATGTGGCGACGACATTGAATGTGCCGGTGCCGTCGTCATTGAGCACTTCGATTGTGCAGGTGGTATCGCCGTTCGAGAACTGCGGGTACAGCTCGATCGAGTTCGCCTGCGGGTTCATGGCAGCCGAGGTGATGGCCACCGTGGTGGCAGCAACCACCGAGACTGGGGTCGAGTACGAAGGTGTGAGATCGCTCACGCGCCACCGAGGTGGAAGGCCCATGAAAGGTTCTGGGGTAAACGGACTACGGCCCATGAGGATCTCCTATTATCTGTGAAGAAAAACGGCTTCCTGTCCTAGCCACCGTCGGGAGGTAGGCAGAGCGCCGGCAAGTTCGGTTGCTGCCCGTTGACGTCTTTGCTGGGCAGTACGGGTGTCGAGAAAGCCAGCCCCAAAGCGAGTTCGATTGGCGAGCTCGCCGGCCTGGCTAATGGCACTCAAGCGGTGCGTAAGGGTGTGCTCCAGCTCAGCTGAGGCATAGCCGACCAGCAGCATGCCGGCTACAGCGGCGGCAACCGGCGGGAGCCCCAGGGTTGCAGTCAGCGTGACGGCGGCGACGCCAGAGGCGATGGGCTGCATGGCCAAGCTGATACTCTGGGCGGCGATGGTGGGAACCATCTCCCCGCGCTTGGCGGTGGCGGCTTCGATGGCCACCAGGGGCATTCCCCAGTACGCGCCTTCACTGGCAAAACGCCAGCCCTTCCAAAAGGAATTCCCGATCTGCTTGGCAAAGGATTCGGCGGTGGCGACGGCCGGAGCCTCCCACACCGAGTTCGGAAGCCGGAGCTGTACGAGCGGCGCGCGGTACGCGCGGGGCGTGTATCCGGGCATGTCGACAAAGGTGATCGGCATGTCGATTGTCTTGGCCACGGCTACCTCGCTCTATGCAGTCCGAATACGAGGTCGCCGGAGGCGCCCATGCGGTCCATACGCCCCTGGATTCCGGAACGTCCGTAGCCGTTATCTTCCGGCTGTGGCCGATCCACTACGTCGGGTTCTGATCCGTTGACAACCTTGAGGGCGCCGCCAATCAGAGCTGAGGCGGACAGGATGAGCCCAACCTTGCCTACGGGCCCGAATTTGGACCAGACCTTGCTGGCCTTCACGCCGCGGTTGATGGCAAGCCCGGCGGCGGCGCCGGCGACAGTGCCAACAACAGCTCCTTTGGCCGGGTCGTCCGAGATCTGGCTGCCGATGACTCCACCGACAACGGCTCCGAGTCCGCCTGAGATGGTGGGGCGCAGCAGTGTGCTCTTCCAGCCGCCAGGAGTCTTCAGCTCGTTCATGACGGTCTTGGCGTAGGACCCTGCCGAGCGGACCCGGCCGCGGCCAAACTTGGCAGCTCCATAGCCGACCGATTCGGTGAAGGTCCCGTCGTAGCCGTCGAGCTTGGCGGATAGAGCAGCCGCCACTCCGAGGCCGCCGACAGCGGCCGCGCCCCGGAAGGCGTACTTTCTCGCAGAGCTAACGCCGGCATCAGCTTTCTGGCCGAAGGTGCCATCGGTGGTAATGAAATCGGAGGTGCCGGCATACAAGCCAGCGCCAGCGCCGAAGGTCGCAGCAGTACCAACGACTGGACTCGACCACAGCCGGGCCGTTAGACTCCCGGCGAATGATTGAGAGAATGCCATGAGTTAACGGAGCAAACCACGCAGCGCTGGGGCGATTCGGCCAGCACCGGTCGACATCTTGTTCCAGACGTTCCAGGCGCCATATGCAGCCATGCCTCCGCCGGCGGCGACTCCGCCAGCTGCAGCTCCGCGGCCGCGGTGATCGCGCCCAGCGACCGCAGCTCCGCCACCAACACCAATGGCGGCAGCTGCTGCAACAGGAGCCAGGCTCATCGGGTTCAACTTGGCGGATCGCGCCATGTAACCGGCGACCGCCCTGCCCTTGAGACCGTTGGTCGAGTTGTAGAACTTGCCGGCTCGGGAAACTGTTGAACGAAAGCCGTTTACCGCGCCGCTGAATATGCTCATTGAGGTCCTCGGGACAGAATGTGCCCTTTAGATCCTGGCTAGTATAGGCAGATTCCGGTTATGTGGTGATTTGGGTGATTCGGCAGGGGAGCTGTGGAATCCAAAAGTCAAGCTTGGTCGTCATCTTGCCGGTCGAACCTTTCTCGACAGCGCAGATGCCCATCAAGGTGTCGCCGGCCTCGACCCCGCTGCAGTGATCGTGGTAGCTCGCAGCGCTGTCACAAACGGTGTGGGTGTGGATCGAACCTATACTGAGTCCTTTGGAGGCAGCCTCATTCTTGAGCGCCGTGTACTCGAGGTCTCTGTACTCCACCGTGTGAGGGCTGGTCTTCGTCAGTTCCAGTTTGTGGAAGCTCTCGATATGGAACTCGCCCACACCTTTCCGGATGAAAATGACTTCCATGTACTCGTGCTTCGGCTTCTTGCGCCAATGGTAAAGGACCCGGCGCCGAAAGGCAGCCAGGTCCTTCTTCCTGATATGAACGTTGAACGCGGCATCCATGGATAGGCTTTATGCTGCCTCGAGCAGCTCAGAGGCCTCGTCGGGCCTGAAGTAGTACTTGCCGCCAACGACCGCCATGTTGGAGGTGAACATGATGTGCTCGGGGGCAGCCTGACGATTCCAGGTGTCGACGTGGATCAGTGCGAAGGAGTTCTGGTACATAGCCTTGCCGGCGACGTACTCGGCATCGATCTTGCAGAGAGAGCCGGTCGTCATAGACCAGATCGGGCCCATCACCTCGTTGACCTTGGTGACCAGCTTAGGCTTGTGGGTGTGGCCTCCGATCGAGCTCATGGCGTAGTCTTCATCGCCGAAGTGGTGGCAGATGAATGTGTCAAAGTACTTCTTGTAATTACGTTTTACTTCCTCATGCATCTCCTTCGAGTTGTAGGCGGCGAAGTCGGACTTGCTGACCAGGTTGATCTGGAACTCGTCCAGGCCGAGCAGCTGCGAGAAGGTAATGCCCATCAGGTCGACCAGGACCTTCATGGCTGGCGAGCGATCGGCGAGCAGCTTCAGGATGCGCTGTTCGTGGTTGCCGATAATGAAGTCCATCTGCGCATTCGGGCAGACCTTGCGCAGCGGCTTGAAGATGTTGTCGCGCACGAAGTCGTAGCGCGCCTTGATGTTGACCTGGCGCGGATCCTGGTCAAACCGGGAGAACTCGTACTCGTCATAAGTATCACCATTGAAGACGATGATGTCCGGCTGGACCCGCTTGGCGGTATCAATGAAGACGGACAGGACGAATGGATCCACTTCGACGTCGTGGAAGTCCGATCCGACCAGAACGGTCTTGATGCGACCGTTGTCGTGCTTCACCTCGTACTTGCCGATCCAGGGAGCGACCTCTTCGGTGAAGAACTTGCGGTAAACGTCCAGGTGGGCGTGGCGCGCGGTCTTCTTCTCAAGGTGGTGCTGGGAGCGCGAGAGCTCGAGGGAGGCGCTGCGCTTGAACTGGTGGAAGGTGCCGAAGTGCTGGCTCCAGGTCGAATCGCTGTACTTGCCGTGGACCCGGTAGAAGTTGCGGGAGATGAAGGAGTCGATGTGGTCTTCCTGGACCTTGCGCAAGTCCTCGATGCACTGCTCCTTGGTGATGCTCCAGTCGGCCTTGCGGGTCCGCTCCGAGAGGATGGCGCGGGCATACATGCTGTCCTGCCGGGCGGCCTTCTCAGCCTTGGGATTGAGAATCTGCTTCAAGCCGGCGGCGACCTTGCCGACCAGACTCTTCTTCGACTTCGACGGCGAGTTGGCCTGCTTGATGCGGCGCTCCACGGTGTCCCGGCTCACGTCGTACTTTACTGCGATCTCCGCGATCGACAGCTTGTTTACCGTCAGCTCAATCTTGACTTGTTCCGGAGTGATCTTCTTACGGGGGCGCCCTACTTGGTTCGTCATCCAATATCTCCGAAAGGTGATCCTGACGGCCATCTCTGACCGTCAGGTTGTGCAGTCGGACATGATGTCCGGTTGCCGTGTGGGGAGTGGGTGTTACAAGAAGTCGGGGTCTAGTTTGCGGAGCTTGTCACCGCGGATCGATTGCTGAGTTCCAATGTCGTTGCCCTTCGCCTTGCCCTCAGCTTTAGCGATCTTCCACTTCTGCTCTGGGGTTAGCATCCAGTCCTTGAGAATCATCCTGCGCCGCTCCCCCAGTTGTGCCAAAAGCTCCGCATTGATGTGCAGCACGCGCTCCCAGGTAAGTGGCAAAACAGTCTGTGTTTGCCCGCCTTCCTGATCGACGGTGGTGAAATTGATCGCCTCGGTGACGTTGGTCTGGGTGAGCCTGGCGGCCTCACCAGTCGACAGGATGTTGGTGCAGCGCTGTTCCTGCAGGTCGATGTAGGTGAGCGAGGAGACGGTGGCGCGGCCGTCTTCGGTGAGGTACTCCGGGTCCTGGCCAATGGCCCTGGACCAGGCCGAGAACCTCTCCTCGGTGATGGCGCGCTCGATCGGGCACAGCTTATCGGCCGGCGCCTTGCCGGCGCGCAGGAGGGGGCACTTGGCGGCGTACGCGCAGCGCTGTTCCGGGGAAACGCCGACCTGGTTGCCAGGGCAGAGCATGACGGCGCCGCCGGCGGGGCCCAGGATGACCAGGGTGCGCTGGAAGGAGACCAGCTCCTTCGACTCATCCATGGTGAGCTTCAGGTCTTCCTGGGTGCCCAGGATTGAGCTGAACGAGGATCCAGGCGCCATCTCGGCCCTCTCGATAGGTCCGAGGGCGGTCATACTGTCAATTCGTTCGTCGGAAGGGGTCATTTGGAGGGGATTACAAGGCTGGCTAGTATAGCGGCCGCAAAAGGCGGGACCCCGAGTCTGCTGGGCTGCACACTCGGGGTCGACTTGCGGGAGGAGGGAGGGTTTTGTCCAGGGCTGGGTGGGAGGTAAACGGTGGGCGTCCCGGACAGGTGAGCTGTTGATCTTGATCCTCTACGGTATTCGTCGTTTGCCAAAGGTTGATGGAAACGGAGAGGGAAGTAAGGGTTGGGAACGACTAATCCTGGAGGGCGAAGATCCGATGCTCGGTGACGTCGGACAGAACACCTGAGATGTGCATACCGCATACGTGACGCTCTTTGATCATGTCCGGTCCGTACGCAACCACCCACTCCGCCAGATCCATGCACTGAGTGTCGGTCTGATCGACGTAGGAGCACAACGAGGTCGCCGAGCGCTCCCAGCAGCCCTGGCCGTTGTCGAAGCAGAGGACAGCGTAGCGGCCGTGGGAGCGCTTCAGGTAGTAAGCCGGCGCATTGAGCCGCGCGCACTTGGTGCAGGCCACCGTGGTGCCATGACTGGGAACGATCTTGACCTGGCCGGCCTGAGCTGCCAGGAGCACGTCCACCGCGGTCAGGATCTGCTCGGTCGAGATAGTCGGGTACTTGTCCTGGTAGGACTGGAGCACTGTCGGATTCTTGATCGCCCGCTCGCGGAGGATAAGGGTGTTGATCAGGTCCGATGGGTTACTGGACAGTGGCTGGGAGAAGTTCTGGTTCAGGTAAGAGGTGGCTACGGATGCTGCTGAACTCATTGGTTGTTGCCTCTACCCTCAATATGCCCGCGGGGAGGCTTTTAGCCAAAGACATAAGCTAGAATGTTCAGTAATTAACGGGTACTTAAAAGCTAGAATGTTTAGTGATTAACGATGTGAGTAAAGAAAGCATCTGAGTAGAAAGGGGTTATCGAGTAAAGACAATGAACATGAGTATGCACACATTGCTTACGGCAATGTGTGACAAGACTCTGAGTAGGGTGTGAAGGTGAGTACAGAAAGGGTCTGAGTAGTTAAACCGTACTCGAGTATGGTGTGTGTGCAAGAGCCTATACGAGAGTATTAACTAATACCTGAGTATATCTTTACTCTGAGTAAAGCATCTGCTCGAGTATCTCGCAGCGTTAGCGTAACACGTCCCTACCGGCCAGCCAAAGGCAACTATACTTTCCAAATGGGAATCCTTCTCGAACTCAGAAAGATACTGTAGCTACTCACTGATTCGATTGGTACTCGGACCCCACCCTGTTCCGCGGCCCCCTCCCCATCCAGCCCCGCCGGCTGCTATTGAAAGCAGATTGGGCCGGTTACGATGCTGTCCAGGGCACAGAAAACCCGGCACGAGGCCGGGTGTCTGTTTCGAGGGTCAGGTGGGTCTGTTCTTTCCTACGCAGGGCAAGCCCAGGGGCTGCAGGCTGGCGTCGCACTCCAATAACGGAGCCCAGCGCCCCAATCAGCCCCGCGGCCCGTGTGAGGCTTCCTACGAGCGAATGTCTGGACGCTTGACCTCGCTGGTCGATCCCGCCGCGAGAACAGAGCCATCAGCATTGAAGCGACGGAAGGAAGGAGCTTCCAGATTCACCATCATGGACGTGCTGGCCAGGCGCTCACACTCCGCCAGATAGCGGAAGAGAACGTCGGCATGCTCACCATAGGCCGCCAGGTAAGTCCCGTCTTCGAGCGTGATCTTGTACTCGACGGCCTTGATCTCGCGGATGTCGGTAGGATCCTTGACTGCAGCAGCCGCCGGCGCCTTCGCGCGCGGCTTGAGAACGGGTTTCGGCGGAAGAACGAGCTTCTTGGTCTTGGACATGACTACTCCTGGGTACGGAACTCTGCTTCAGAGGGTTCTGGGGCGTTGAGGTTGATACTCTCCGGCAGCCGCGGCCCGAACAGGCCGCTGAGCCAGTAGACCGGCAGGACAAGGATGGCTGCCAGACCGGCGACGAATAGGACTGTAATGCAACCTGATGCAACGTGATGCAGCATGGTGAACTCCGGAGTTACTGAGGAAGTGGGGACGACTTCTGAAGGGAAGGGCAAAGCATCGAGCAGGCCTTCTGCCCATAGTCGATGGCCAGGACCAGCTGGCGCAGCTGAGGAAATAGCATCGCCGCGCCCGAAGCAATGGCCGCCCTGGTGGCGATATCGAGATCGACCCGTCGCACCGGAGTCTTGCCATTGTTCAGAGCTTCGTTCTCCGCCATGTAGACCGAGGCAACAGCATCCAGGCCCTCGGCGATGTTCTGCTGGGCCAGAGCAATCTGGGTCTTGATCTTCTCGAGGTCGAAGTAGAGGGCGATGTACTGTTCTTGCTCGGCGGCTGGACTCATGACTGAGAGCGTCCGCCAGCCCACCCATCGAGCCAAAGCTTCCTGCTGCGGGTAGCCCGGTGCTGCATGGGCCGTACGGGTGGGACTTCTTTCGATCGCGCCGGGTGTTTTACACACGGCTGGCGGAGGATGGTTCGGCAGTTGGCCATTAGTTGTCCCCTAGGGTGACGCCGTTGATTTCAGTCATCGAGGCGCCCTCTTTGAAAGGCCAGGGCTGTTGCTTTTCGAGAACGGTCCAAACGATGTCGTCGATCGTGATCCACCAGGGAATGGTTGATGGGGGTTCGAAGGCTTGAATCACGCCTCGTCGATCGGTGTAGGAGCCTTCGCGGAACAAGGAGCGGACCGCTTCGTGGAGGTTTCGCATGACGCCGCGGCCCTTGAGCAGCTCGCCGTTCAGGACCAGGGCCACCTTCGGCACCTTGATCTGGAACTCGACCAGTTTCTTGGTCTCGTTGGGAATGTAGGAGCTGACCACGAGAGAGTGGCTCTTGACCGTCCCCAGGACCTGGAACAGGACCTCGAAGTAGCCGGAGGTTTCTTGGTTGATGACAGGTATCTCTTCCATGTCGCGACTATGCGCCGGGACGATATTCGAGCCAAAGACTTAGCCCACCAAGCTTCTGGTGGGCTAAAGTGAATCAACCGTCTCGCCGTTCGTGGTTAGGCTGCTGCCTGCTCTGCTGCCGCTTCTGCTGCTTCCGCCTGCTTGTTGGCCAGGTAGGCTTGGATGAGCGTGACGGCGATGTTGACGCCGGTGCCGATCCCAAGGATGGTCTTCTTAGCTGGATGCGTATTTTCGTACTCCTCGGAGAGGAGCTTCACGCGCTCGCTGAAGACGCCCATGATGTCAAGCAGGTCTTCCGGCAGCATCTCATCGAGCACGCTGATGAACTGATCCAGTTCGCCTTCCAGATTGTCGAAAGCCTCGTTGATGCAGTCGATGTCCCGGCGCAGCTGACATTCTGGGCAGAGCTCGTCGAACTCGTCCTCGTCATCGTCGTCTTCATCCGGGTCTAGCTCGGTCTCCAAGAGGCCGGGCAGGTCGGTGGTGATGACCACGCCGCCGGTCTCGCCGATACGGCTGACCAGAAGACTCTCGAGCAATGCCTCGGCGGTGCCGTTTGCTTCTGCGCGCTCGATGTCCTCGATCATCGGGACAATTGCTTTGATGATCTCGAAAGTCGAGTTCGATTGAATGTTCCGGAGCGTAATCTCTGTGCCCATCTTCGTTTTGTAAGTTACTTCAGCCATTAGTGGCCTCCCACGATCAAGATGCATGAAGCTGTTGGTCGAGCCAAAGCTAACGGTCAAATGCCCCGCAGGAACTGGCCCGGTGTGCGCGGCGATCCCGTCGCCTTCCGGGCAGCACGGCGGCGTTGCCACCGGTTGATGCCCAGGCTGCCAAGGATTCCGCCGATGAAGGCGACGAAGAAATCAAGCAGATACGGATTCATAGCTTCTCCGTGTAGTAGAGGGTGGTTGGAGACATACCCAGAGCCTCGTGCGCCGCTCGGGATACCATGTTGCGCGCATAGACGCCGGCGCCCATCGACGGCAGGTTTTGTTCCCTGGCCAGGATCTTCAATGCGCCATAGAGCTCGCGGTAGAGCCCCCTGCCGCGGTAGTCTTCCCGGGTCCAGGCGGTGCCGATCCAGGCAGTGGTGTCATCCGGGTCCATGGTCCACGGCATCCAGACGATGAAGGAGACGATGTCCCCATTCGGGGTCTGGATGATCAGTCCGTGGTGGCCGTCCTCGGCCATGAAGCCTTCACCGCACTCCTCGTAGGAGGCATCGATCTCTTTGGTGACCGAGATCGCCAGGGGCTTGAGCTTGTGGTCTTTCACGTCGTCAAGGACGTGAATGCCAGACAGCCCCTGAGGCAGGAGCTTCTGTGGTGCGATGATTCTCATGGATGGATCCTGCGGATGAGAGTTCTACACGGACGATGAGGTTCTCTTACCGTCCGGTAGTGATTTGGGACTAGACCTGCGGTGTAGCGGTTGAGGACCTCAATGGCGACGTCGATTTGATACGGCATCAGCCCCATTGGTGCTCCACCGGCTTGAAGGAAGCTCCGAAGACGACCGGCGACAGCAGACAGAGGATCTTGAGCATGCGCACAGCATCTTCCCTCCGTGCAAACCGAATTGCCGTTGGGCTGGTATAGGTCACAAGATCCATGCCGGAATGGCACCAGCCTGTACCAAGGCACAGAGTTCCGGTATCCAAAAGCCATCCAGTTTCAATCACCGCTCACCTCGTTTTCGACCAGGGACACAGTGATGTCCAAGCCGGTCTGCTGCTGAAGGACCTCTCGGACGTTGTCGAGGACGGTGGCGTCGATCACCGGCCGGCTGACACAGCTCTCGGGGACGATGACGCGCGCCTGCAGCTGAGGTCTGACGAACAGGGCCTCAGGCACTTCGACCATGACCTTGATCGGAACTTCGCCGGCGGCCAGAACAGGAGTGCCTAGAGTCAGCCGGCCAGAGAGCCTGCTAATCCAGTTGTTCTTCTTCCGAACTACCAGGTAGAACTCGCCTTTGATCGATGCCATTACTTTGTTCCTTTCTCAGTCGACCCGCCTTCAATCTTTGGCTCCGCCATCTCGATCCACTCCTCCGCTGTCTTCCCGGTGGTCTGGGGCGTGATGCGCTGCGGAGCTTTCTTCTTCATGCCAGGAGTGTGCGCGGACGTGGCTGCTGAGCCAAAGCTTCCTTAGAAGAAGCACCCAGTTCTTCTAAATGCTTCTCCGCGATTTCGAAAACATTTCTGTCCCTACCGCACTCCACGCGCTGAGCCGTTCGGGCCGGTAATCGCGTTGGTGAAAGGCGTCTTCCGGCGCTTTGTTCATGAAAACGTGAACACGGGCGGAAGCTGAACGCCTCACGCGGGACGGAAATCACTTTTATATATGCGGCGATCGTGTGGCCACACACGAGGTGGGAAATCGTTGTGCGATCGAGAGACCAGGGTAATAAGGGTTACCTGATATGGACACGAAACGTTTCGAGCCCACCCCAGGTAAACCCTAGCCCAATAGGGAGATTACACATCATGGACGAAGCAATCGCAGAGATCCGCAAGGAACTCGCAGCCATCGCAGAGATCATCAATCGCTTCCTCGCAGCTAACAAATTACCCAGCACAACAAGGAGAAACACATGAACACCAGCCTCAAGGTGATGAACATCCGTGTGCCGTCGTTCGGTGACCTGGTCACTGCGTCGGTCAATGCTACCGAGTCGTTCCTCAGCACGCACATCGGCAACACCGTGAAGTTCCTCGATGAACATCCGGGGATCGCCATGGCGCTGAGCCCGACTGCAATCACACGTCGCGTTGCTTACAAGCACGTCGACACCCTAGTCAATCGTCGCTAACCAGGCACTTGTGCCTCGAGTGGCTGCCGTAAGCAGCCCAAGGAGCTTCATCATGTCCGCAACCCAGATATTCATCGCAGTCATCGCCATCATCGTCATCGCATGCCACGTTCTTCAGATCACCTTCACCAGCTACGACATCGTCGGCATGCTCGTTGTCGTTCCCTGCCTCACGGCAGCTCTGTATCGCGGGTTCACCGTGTTCGGTATCGGCAAGTAAACGTAGGTCAACCAGATCAAGGAGAGGTCATGGCAAACCGTATCGTTCAGATCGCGCGCTGTTTCAAGAAGATGCTTCACGTTGTCAAGGAAGTCCCCACCGTTGCTGAAATGCGTGGGGAAGCCCGTCCCAAGCTGCGTGTACGCGTGCCGTTCGCACCGGAAGTCCACCTCCGGTTCGATGCGACCACGATGTTCCACACGCTGTGGGAGACGTCCAACATGTTCGACGACACGATGCCCGCAGGGGAGAAGTACGTCGAACTGTCGGTCATGCCTGGCGATTCCGAGGAAGAGCTCGAGCACAACTGTGCTTGGTTCGACCGGATTGGCAAGGAAGGTCTCCGCATCCAAGGCGTCACGTATCGCGTGATCTTTGGGGACTGGGACGACGACGGCGTAGCCATCCTGGTACGTGCTGATGGCCCAATCCAGAGTCTGAAGGATCTGGGGTTGGACCTGATCATCAACAAGATCGCGGACAAGCCGAAAGTGCGCAAGTACTTCCGTCGCATCCGCGCTCACCACGAGTGGTCCGTATCCGGCAAGATCATTGCCGGTCCCTGCCATTACAAGAATGGCCAGGTGCTGGAAATCATTCTCGACCAGGACATCTACTTCCAGATGCTCCACGTCGATCTTGATTCAGCAGCGCTTGGGTCAGATGACCAGGGACGGAAGTACAACGTCGCGCTTGCGGACGGTGTTCACCTGATCGATGTCACGCTCTGCCAGAGCATTGGCAAGGCATACGGCATCAAGAAGATGGCCAACGCTCGCATCGGCGACGCCTTCATGGGAACCGCTCTGTCCTACCTCGGGTTGGGCAAGGGGTTCTTCCACGTAGTCAACAGCCCGAAGTTCGGGATCATCCTCTATGGCCCCAAGAAGCAGGTCCACTTCAAGGACTTCTTCCTGGGCAGCCTGGGCGAGGTGGACAGCTCCAAGCCGGATGCCTACACGGACATCCAGTCCATGATCAACTTCGGCTACCACAAGAATGACCTGGCAGTTGACAAGGCCATTCTGTTCATCCAGACCGTCGTGGAGTGCATTCACGACGAAGCGAAGCTGCGTCACCTGTTCCTCACCACCCTGGCACCATTCGCCGAACTGCTCAGCAATGAACAGACGGGCGGACGGGACGCTTGGGTGTTGCTCGATGCTTTGAGCAAAGGGGTACCGGTCGCGGCAACGCCTGGCATGAACGCAGGACTGTTCCGCCGTGTATGCCGTCACCTGCTGACTCACGTGCTCGACGCCACCAAGGGCCGTATCCCGATGATGTCTTCCGGTGCACGCTTCCACCTGATGCCAGACCTCAACTGCTTCCTGGAAGACGGTTCAGTCGACTATCGGCTGAGCAGCATTCCCGAAGACTGCGTGGTCGGCATGGACCTGAACATGGGTCAGATTGTCATGTGGCGTTCGCCATCGGGCAATCCCATGGAAGCACTCACCACCACCAACGTGCACGATCGCCGCTTCCGGGCGTACCGTGGACGCAACCGCATCATCTGTGGTCCGTCTGCGCATCCGCAGCTGAACACGATGGGCACGGCCGATATGGACGATGCGGTCACAGCAACCGACGACCTGGCGTGGGTGGAGACGATCGCAAACAATCGTGTCTATCCCATCACCGCGTTGCCGGAAGCAACGGAGAGCAAGGTGGTCGAAACGGTCAACAAGTACCGTCGCGGCCCCAGCTATCCGCGTTGTTGGTCGATGACGGACTTCTTCGAGGCAGTCGCGGCTGCCAAGGAGCACAGTCTGACCATCGGCGTCCTGGTCAATGCTTTGATCAAGGACGCACTGCTGTCTGGGGACCATAAGGAAAACATGCTCTGCGTGTTGGCCGACATGATCCCGGATGCGGAACCTGGCAATGCCAAGGGTCAGAAGAACGACCTCAAGCAGCGCTATGACAAGCTACGCAACCGCAAGGACCACATCCTGCGCGCCGTCGGATCCCATCTCGATGACTTCATCGACATGGTGAAGATGGGCACGGGAGATGTGGTAGCTGTGGCGGAGCTGCTCAAGCTCGTCAACGACGTACGGAATGAGGACAACGTCATTCCGGCCATGTGCATGATCAAGAACAAGCGTGGGTTCGTTCGGGTCGCCCCCAAGGTGCTCGAAGAGAACAACTACATCGTGCTGCCATCCCTGGTGTGCGACACGCTGGCTCGGATCAAGCACGAAACCGATCAGCTTCAGGAAGCCCTTGCTGAAGAGCAGTGGCTCAACGTCGACTCGATCCCGGAATCGCTGTCCATCGCGTTCCCTCGGGATCAGGCTGCACGGGAAGAAGCGATCATGCTGCGCTCGGAATGGCGCGATGCGTTCCAGGGCACCGGAACGCTCGAGAGCAAGTACAAGAGCGCAGTAGAGCAGGTCGTCAATCCCAGCTTCAAGCAGTGGGGAGATGATGACCTGATGATGCAGATCGCTGTCGAGCACGCTCGCCTCACCTACAAGGGACGCAAGTCCCAGGCTGAGCGTGGCGAGGATGGCAAGTTCCGCAACTACCCGGACGGGTTGCTATGGACCAACACCATCGGCAGTCACTACATCAAGGCACTCGAAGCAGCCGGACTCACGGGACTCTATGTCCCGGTGATGTTCGATCGCTGGAGCCGCAACTTCAGCCGTGGCCACTTCGAAGTGAGCATCCTGTCAGGCGTCGTCATCAAGAAAGACGATGGGACCCTGCTGGGAACCACACGCACCGCGGTCGACGTCGAGAACGGGAATTACCCAATGACCGACGGCATGATCACGATCATGGAGCCCGCAGCTGAGCTCCGTGAGTCGCGTTCCATCGTCAACGAGGAGTTCGACAATCCGTTTGAGCTGGATTACGACTTCGTTGGCATCAACTAACCAGAACTGAAGGTTTGAACCCTTCCACCCCAGTAGACCGGGGTGTCAGCACACGTGTGCCTCCGCATGCCTGTTCTGACACTCCGGCCTAGTGGAACACCTCCGCTAGATCCACCGGATAGCCCAGAACTGCCCCTGAGGGGCCTGTGAAGTCGCCCAGGCGTCTCTTAGGTGGTCGAGGACTAGCAACTGCTGTGTCGCCGCTTCCAGAAGCCCTCTGGGAGCTGCCTATGGTGGCGCCTTCTGAGCTGGTAAAGCGGAAGGGCGAGGTACAGGGTTCGTGGTCATGGTTCTCAGGGCAACACCTGATACCAGAGGACACGGCGAGCCTGTGTACTTACACCAACATATGGAGCCCCGCATGAAGAACCCGAACAACAAGCCATCGGCCTTCGAGATTACGTACGTCGACACCAACGACAGCCATTACCCCAACCGCAACGTGCAGACCACTTCTGGAAGCTCCGGCAAGAAGATCATCAAGAGCATCAAGGGTGGGCTGAAGAAACAGTCCGTGATCGTCCGCGGCAACAACCAGAGCCGGGTCTCGGTGGCCTTCTTCGCTGCTCACCCCACCTACAAGCTGATGGGCATCGTGCCGGTGGAGACCAAGGTCGATCCTAATGCGCTGGCCCTGCTGCTTAGCCCGGTGAAGGTCAAGCCGGCCAAGCAGGCCAAGACCTTCGATCCGCGCAGCATTGCCGGCGTGCAGGCCTATGTGGTTGCAGCCCAGCAGAAAGCGGCATAGAGCTCCACAGAGTTTGGCAGCTCAAGGCTGTGCTTGCCAGCCAGCATGCGGTTTCTCCCCGTGTGCTGGCTGCTCACCCACATTCAACCGTACTTAGCCCGATTTCAGAAAGAGTCTGACATGCACGAGATTCTGGTTCAGGTAAGACCGGACGTGTACGCGCTGGCTTGGCTGTTGGGTGTGAGCTTGCTGCTGGCCTGGCTGCTTCTACTGGCAGAGAGTGCCCTGCGCAAGTGGGTGCTGCTCATTCGGCAAGAGACAGCCCATCAGGCAGCTCAGGCAGCGCTGTTGAGCCATGCCGTATCTCTCAGCCGGCCCGAGGACTGGGTATCCGGGAACCGTGGGCCGGTGGCAACTGGGGCAGCTGGGCCACCTATGCCAGGAATGGAGGGATATACGTCCCCTGGTCTGGGCAAGTCGATGCCTGCCTACATGACCGTCAACTACGAGGACATCGAGCTGCGGATCTTGGCTGGTATGACCGAGCAAGAGGTAGCGGAGATGCTTGCGCGGCCGCGGGCAAGGGAACTCCAGATGTGCAATATGGGCCCGGAGGAACTCGCGCGGGCGCGGGAGATGTGAATTTGTTTCGGCGAGGGAAAGTCACCTAGTCAAATGACCGTATCAGAACGATTCACGCTCGTTTGTGCCCACCAAGGAGGGCCATATGCCTCAAAAGATCGCTCGTCTCGCCACCGTTGATCTGCTCGATAAAGAGGAAGCCATCGTGTTCCAAGTGTATCGAGCAGACTCCCGCCATGAAGGTGACTTCGTCGAGGTGTCTGTCCCTGAAGCAGCCATCGTCGAGTTCCTCAACCGGCTGGAGCAGACCCAGTGAAGATCAGAGGCATCATCATCGACATTCAGGAGGAACCTGACGATCTCCATCTGCCAGCTATGTATGCAGCTCGTCTTGCTGAGGGCTATGAAGCCATTCGGGAACAGGCTGTGGCACTGGGATGCAGTCTGAGCGTGTCGATTATCCGTAAGGGTGTCGATGTAGCTCCTCACGTTCTCAAACGATGGGCTCAGGTGTGTGTACCTAAGAGCTACTGCAATTAGCCCGCCGGATTCAGAAATGACCCCGTAGTTGCCCCCAAGGAGGGCATCATGTCCAGCTCCATCGCAAGCTTCGCTCGTCCTTTACCGCCGGAGATGCCCAACAGCCAAGCACTGGCATGGAGGCACCTCGGCAATACTCCCGATCGTGCCGACTTCTCGGACGATCTGCACCACTACCTGATCGACGGGCAGCGCATGGAAGAAGGCATTGCCATCGACTACCTGATCGCCCAGGGTATGGGCCAGTACGGTGCCCATCAGTACCTGAGGTCTCTGATTCAGCAGCTCAACGCCAAAGTCACGAAGATCTTTGCGAGTTACGGGATTGATTGTCCTCTGCTTGTTCCTGAGGACGTCCTTGCTGGCAAGCTGGATCCTGTTGACAATCCTGCCATTCTCAGCAATGCCGATATCGATCTGTTGATCGGTGAAGCTCCGCTGTTCTAGCCGCGCCGGGTTCCGTAGGAGGTTCCCTATGGCTCTTTCACCAAATCGTATCGCGCGGCGGAAGGCCGCGTGACCAACGAATGTCACAACCCGTTCACCCTGCAAGAGGACTTTGCTTCCTCAGATACAGGCAACTGATGCCCAGCACACCACGCCTCATCAACCCGGACGTTCAGCCGGTTCTTGTGGGGATCAAACGATGGTTGCCTGGACTGACCTGAGCCTGATCAGCAGCTACGCGGCTGCATACGCGGAATTCCGAACCCATCAAGGAGCCAGCGCTGGCTAGCCGGATGGCGGAGAGGAATCGAGTGTTGATGCCGCCCAAGTTTCGAGCGTCGAGCATTGCTCCGCTCAAGTTCAAGCCCAAGGAGGGCGCCGTGGACGATTGTGCAGTACACACTACCTCCGAAGGATGGGCGTTCCGTATCGACGGAACTCTGATGCCTTACCGTCAGGCTCTGATTCACCTGAAGACCTGCTTCACCAACGAGGAAGCTCTGGAGTATCTGGAGCTTCTCAAAACCTCCAACAGCATTAGCTCCAAGGAGTTCTATGAGCAAACCAATCGCAGTCGGTGACCGGGTCAAATGCTACAGCGGCTATGACCATCCCCGAACCGGCGCCATCACCGAACTGATCTACACCGATGGCAAAGCAACTCACGCGATGATGGACTACGAGCCAGCGTCTTCCCTCGTTGCCATTGAGGACCTGCAGGTTCTCCTGCCATCCGCTGAAAGGATCGCTGCCTAGCCATGCCCCATCCCCTTTATTACCGCTATCTCCACAACTCCCAGCTTGAGGACGGTCACCTGGCCGGCCTGATGCGTGGGTTCAGGCTCGGCGATGAGTTGACTCTCGCCTTTGAACACCACTACGACGCAGTCAACATGCCGGAAGACGTCACCGATGAGATGGTCTGTGACAGTCTGTTCGCCACGTTCAATGGCACAGGTCGAGGTACGGACTACTACGGCCCGTCGATGTCGGTCGGCGATGTCATTCAGATTTCGGAAGACGGCGCGAAGTTCAGAGCCTATGCCGTAATGGCCTTGGGCTACCAGTCCTTCGGCGAGCTGGTACTCGAATACCTTCCGCGGCCGGCAAAGTGGGGGCCTGAGCAACCATGATGCCGCCACCTGAG